TCAACATCAGTAGATGCTTCTTTTTCATAACTCTCCTCAATTACTAAATATTTTTTTTTTCCTCTATAAAAATGATGAGGTTTTAATGGTTCAGATATATTATTGAAATCTTCTAAATTCCAACCAAACCTATTATAATCACTAGACACTTCAGTAGAATAATGTACTCCTATTTTATCTTTAACTGATAAAAACCTACTTGCATCTATAATATCATAATGTGATTTAATAATATCAACTATAGATTTATCTAATCTATCATCATCTTTTATATAATAGTATCCATTATTTATATCTAAATTAAAATTTAATTCATCTTTATAATCCCTAGTTATAGAATTATACCTATTTAATAAAGTATAATTATCTAAAATAGGTAATAATTTATATAAAGAAACATTATTCATACGAAAATATGGAACTCCTTCTAGAGATTCCCAATTAATAATATCTTTAATACTAATTAGTAATAAACTTAAAATATCAGTATTAAGATTATGTTCACTTTTTAATTGTGCAGATAAAGTTGCAAATTCATTTGTATTAGTACAAAATTTTTGATATCCTAAAGTTTTAGATCCACTATTAACTAAATTAGATACCATACCATCTTCAATTGAATTATAGACAGAACTACAATGGCTATGAACATACCCCATTTTAGCTTGTAATAAACTATAATTATCTCTGAATAAAGTAAAAGAACTAGCATGAAAGAAATCTTTTGACCCTTTCTCAAATGATATAACAGGATAAACACCTTTAATAAAAATAAATTGTTTACGACTATTAGTTAAAGTAGCTTCAGGTATGTAAAGTATTAAATCAAATTTATCTATTGATAAAATATAATCCTCTAACCTAGGCATATAATAAATTTTCATATCCCAATTATCTCCATACAATTGTTGAGCTAACTCTTTAACAATTAGTATATCTCTGATAGCTTCTTTATTAAGTTCTTGATCAAATAAATCTAAAATTGATTTAGGATTTTCAGCCCAAAAAGTCCTATTAATTTCTTCTCTTTTTACTACATAATTATCTACATTACCAAGAACATTTTCTACTGTTTCATTCATAATAATATGTTAAAAAAATAACCAGTAAGAGATATACTCTTACCAGTTATTTCTATAATTAAGAAAAAATTTCTTATCCTAAACTATTTTTAATAGCTTCTAGATCCTCTTCTTCTTTATCTGTCAAAGAACTAGCACTACTATCACGATTAGATTTTAAATCATTTAATTCTTCAATAACATCTATTAGACTCTTTTCTACGTCAAATAAAAATTGAATAGCTTTCTCTAGTATATCTACATCTGTAGTAGTAACTATATCTTCTTTTACAAAAGATTTAACACTTTTTTTGTTAGAAGATAAGTAATAATCATTCAACAACTCTCTTAATTCAACTGTAGATTTATTAGTATAACTTCTATCTTTATTGAAATGATAACCTGCCTTATCATCTTTACCTAAGATACTTTGAATAGTACTTCTCAATACCAAATAAGAAAGTCCATCTGCTGTTTCTGCACCAGATTTAGTTCGATTAGGAGTAAGGAATAAAGTAAAATCTCCTTTAGGTAATGCTGAACTATCCATAGATAGAGTATTTCTAGTCTCTCCAATAGTAGCTGACATACCATTAAAAGATACTTCACTTTCTGTTAAATCAGTTTTTAATTCCCCCCAAAATTCTGAAGAAGATCTTAATTCAACTTTTCCTTTTCCAGTTGAACTAATAATTTTTACATTTTTAATTGTACTCATGTTTTAATTTTTTCTTGTTTTAAAAATTTAATTAATTTAGATTCCCCTTTTATTTTTACAAGGTCAGATGAATCTGTTATTTGTTGACCTTTTAATTCCATTGGTAAATGTAATGGTCTTGCAAGATTAGGTACTATAGAATTAATCTCTTCTGAAAGATTTGAACTACCTGTAATACCTGATGGATCATTATCATAAAAAACTATAACTTCATTAAAACCTCTAACTAGAGATTCTAAATTAGAAGGTATAACTTTTTCATTTTGAAACCATACACAATTTACTCCTTTGTTAATCAATACTCTCCAATCTTTATAAGATTTGGTTATTGTCAATTGAGAATTGTTTTGTTGTAATTTGTGTAAACCTCCAATATCATCAGATGAACAGTTTGTAATCCATTTACCTTTAGGATTAGTAGAATTTGGTCTATAAATTTTAACCTTAGGTGAAAATTCTGCAATAGCATAACATTCATCTTCTGGTCTAATTACATACCATTGACTCTTTCTGAAAGAATAGAATCTATACCATCTAACAGAAAAAATATTATCTTCAATTAGATTATTTCTACTTATACCATACGGCTTCCAAAATTCTTTATCCTTAGTTGTAAAAGGCTTTGCCTTATAGTATATATCTGTACTCTCTTTCTTTTCAACTTTCTTATAAGTTTTAGGAGGAGTATACTTTACAGGACTAACATCCTGTAAAGTACTCCCTATTCCTAGATCAAATGTATGATTTATAAATTGCAAAGTAGTTTGATAATCTTTAAGATTATAAAATTCCTTTACCATTTGAAAACAATCTCTATGATGTTTATTATCCCCAAAATCATAAAAAAATAACACTCCATTATACCAACTAAACCAGCATCCAGGGTTTTTATCTTCTCTTCTAAGAGGAGAAGTTATATAAACATCTGTTACTGGCAATTCTTCAAATACTAAAGAGAAAATCTCTTCTTGAGAAGCTCTCTTTAATATTTCATTTTTTGTTAAAGGAATAAATTCATTATAACCATACATAAACTAATTTTACCAATCAGCTCCTTTTGTTGTAGTTTCACCTGAAGCAGCTAATGCTCCATCAGTTTCATCTTCTTCTTTTTGCTGTTTTGCAAAATTAGAACTCATAAACCAACCATTTTTAGTAAAAGGATGTCTATTATTCTCATTAACATAATATAGAGCTACTTCATTATTTTCAACTTTTTCAACTTTCATTTCCTTCCAAGCACCTACTGGATCTACTTCTTTACATACCCAAGGACCATGCTTCATATTTTTAGGCAATTCCAAATATGTCTTATTATTAGTACCAGTAATTTGCCATTGATATTGCATAAAAATATCCAAGGTCACATTAGAGAAATCCTCTGGTAAAGAATTTTTTAAAATTTCAATAAAACTCTTAAAACCAGTTGGAGGATTATCTTGCAAAGTTTGCTTTAATACACTCTTTTCCACAAAACATGTCATAATATGAGTTAATACAGCATTAAGCTGTGTTACTTCTTTTTTAAATGCTTCATGATTAGGATCAGTAGTTTCTTTCTGCTCAGTTGTACCTTCTTCTTTATAATATGCTTTAGTTACAGGAAATTTTCTATAACTTTTTTCTACTCCATTAATATTAAATATAATATCAACAGCTTCTTGTTCAGCTTCATCTTTACCACCATGAGTGATATAATCAAACTTAACCATTTTTGCTGCCCCTGCATTTAAACCAAATGTAAAAGGGGATTTATTAGTGTCTTCAAAACCGTACATAATATTTCTTTTATTTTTATTATTAAATAATTAGTTACCAGTTAGACTGTTCTTCTGTTACAACAGTTTCTGGTGCTTTAATTTCTTCATCTTCAATGTTAATAGTAACATCTTTTTCTTCTGAAATAGTTTCTTCTTCCTCAACCAAAACATAAGACCTTTCCTTAGGCACAATAGTTTTCTTTCCTTTAAGTTTTGGATGTTTAAAAATTTCTTTCAATTCAGCTCCAGATAAAGAATACTTATCTTTCATACATCCTACTTCAGGATTGTAATTCTTATCTTTTGGAGTTCTTGTTAACCCATTTTCTAAATCTCTTAGAACACCAGGTATTGTTATTACTGTTTTGTCACTCATTTTACAATGTATTTTTTGTTTTATAAATTAACCAATTTAAGGTATAATACCTTTATTAATACCAAAAGTATAACCTCTTTAATTTTTTACTTCAACTGAACTTTGTCCTATACTTCATAATACTGAGTTTCACTAAACCTACTACCAGGTTGTAATAAACCAGTATCTACCTTTGTTTCTACATTATTCTCCATAATATTCTTCAATTTTCTTTTTTACATATCCTAAATCATTTGGGATATAAAAATTTTCAAACATACCTATAGGTGATTTTGATGGATATTGACCATCAAAATTGGTAACAAACACTTTACTTATTTCTTTCTCTTTTTCATCAAAAGTTTGTTTACCAAATAGAACTAAATCAAATTTACCTTCAGGTGTGATGTAATCTTGAACCATTTTACCAACTGTCTTAAATCTATATGATATATCATCACCACTACTATGTTTAAAGTTTTCATAGTGAGCTAACATAAAGAAATTAATATGACTAGCTGATTCCATAGAATCAAAAATTTTGCTCATAAACTGACCAATATTTTTAAAAACATCATAACCACCTTTCTTACTATTTCTCATATAGTAATCTTGCATGATATAATTTGAATCATCAATTACAACATTTTTAATATCAGGTCTGTTTGTTGAAACATAACCAATAATCTTTGCAACTTCAAAACCATCATTAGTAATATATCTATGACCCTTAGTAGGAGGTTCTCCTCCTGGAGTCAATGGATATTGAGATTTACTACCTTTAAAAGGTAATGGTTTAGATGTGGCACTAATTATGTAAGTCTCTTCTGGATTTAACCCCTCAATCTCAAATGATTTTGGAAGATGTTTTGTTTCTTCTTTAGTAACTCTACCTATACTAGTAGATTTACCAAAACCACTTTCTGCTAATATCAATACTTTTGACATAATTTAGTTTTGTGTATGTATGTGTTCAAAGTGGTTTGTACCACCATACATATTTGTTTTTAAATGTTTAGGACAAACTGTGTCCCTACTTTCTACTACATGTATGCTTCTGTAGTTGGGATAAAGTTTCATTGAACCTTCTCTTAACTTTAACCCAAAATGTTTATCCAATTTATATTTCTCATCATTAGCATTAAACATTGTTAAAAAGAAATCAGCTTCCTCACTTAAATTACCAGTATCCTTAGTATCATCTCCAGTAGGGTAAAGAAATTCCTGTAAATACTTACTTCTTTCAACACTACTGATATTTCTATTTAAATGAACTATATTAACAAATGTAAATCCTACCCAGTTTCTCAACTCAACTTGGTATTCAATCCATTTATCAACATTCTGTTTTAAGGTATAACCTCTTTCTGTTCTTAACTTTCTAATGTGATCAGTGATAACTATAGTAAACTTATCTTCATACTCTGGTTTAGTCTTATAACCCATAATTCTTTTTTTCTCTATAGGTTTACCAAAATCATCCTGAGTTTTGTAAGATTCAGTTAAAAAATCACCCTGACTCTTAGCATAAGAAAATAAATAGTTTCTTAATCCTGTTGGATTATCTCTATCTTCAATAAAATCAATTTTACCTTTCTTAAGTCTTTTTCCTTGTGAATTATATTCACCAAATAAAGGTATGATTCTATTTTCATAAATTACTTTCAATATTTCTTCATGCTCTTTAGAAACTTTAATTGGATTATCATCATCATCTTTCATTTTACCCATTAAATAGTTAGGATTCATTTCTACTGTATTAGATCCCATATACTTCCTATTATCAGGTAATGAAAACTGAGTGATTTTATAATCATAGTAAAAAAAGAAAGAAGCATACTTAAATTCTTTTCTTACTCTATCTATTTCAAATGAATAATATATCCATTCTATATCCACATCTGGATTTTTAAGATAAGGACTTAGTACAAAGCAATAATCTACTAGAGTTGTCTTACCTACTTTAGGTCCAGCTCCAACTCCATACATTGCTTTCCTTTGAATACCATTAATAGCCTTATCTAAAATAGATAACCCAGTGCTGAGACCTAAATTTTTTCCCTCTTTTCCACTTTTATATTTTTCAATAAAATTCATTAATCTATTACCCCTCTATTTTTTAAAATATCTTCTTCAGAGTAAGACTCTTTGTTATCAAAATAAAGTTCTAGATACTGTTCTAGTTTAGAGGTATAATCTTTTCTAACATCATATTTTCTAATAAAATAATCAGCACTAGATAAATACTGTGGGTCTTTTTGTCCATCTCTAAAAGAACTTAAATACATTTTAGTAGCTTCTATTACATCTTCTTTCCTAATTTCAGGATTTTCTGCAAAGACTTTTTTCATCTTCTTAACACATGAATTTCCACTACCTGCTCTTTCTTTATTAACATCTTTGAACATTTCTCTATACTCAGAAGTAACCCAATCCCATTTATCCACAGCTTCTCCTGTTTCAGATTGGTATAAAGGTACTTTCCATATTAAATCCTTATTCTCATAACCTTTTTCATAGATATGAGTAAGATTTAATTGTTTAATGGTTTTTCCAAACCAATCTATATCTGGAGTAATATTATGTTTAAAAGCTAATAAACAAGTCAATCCTTCATCTCTGTCTATATTGAAACCTTTCAATATATCAAATATCTTTTTATTAATTTCCATACTTCAAATTTGTGTGTGATGTAAATAATTTATCTTACTGTCTTCAAAAGGTAATAAAGCCTTATTAAGCCAATCTTCATCTACAGTTCCCATATAAACTAAAATATAAATTTTAGCTTTCTCTCCTTCTTCTAAATTACACATCCTTAAAACTTTCTGTATAGCACTTTCTTCATTAGACTTCATTTGATGAAATATACCTACCTTAAGGTTAGGTATTGTAATACCCATTTGTACAGTCTCAACCACCCCTAATTTAGGATAAACTCCTGAAATAAACTTTGTAAGTTCATCACCTTCAGATGTAGAATGATATACATTTTCACATAAATCTTCTGCAACTTTTTTTCTAGAAGAGAAAATTAAAGCTCTATCATACTTCTTTATCAGTTTTTTAGCTACTTCAATTTTTAAAGGAGCATTATAAATAAAATTGGATCTTTTACCAGCCCACATCATTTTAACCTTACTGTAAGAAGCATTGTTCCAAGATAAATATTTGAATCTATTAAATTGTCTAGTCAAATAATGATATTGACTATACTCTGTCGTCATAAAAGGTTTCTTTTTTGTTCCACCTTCTATATTCTTAGTGTTAGGATCTAGATTACAGATAACTATATTAATCTCATAATCAGCTATAATACCATCCTTAATAGCTTGTTCAATAGAATATTCAAATATTACTTTTAAACCTAACTCTTTTTTTAATACTAATTTTGTACCCTTACTTAAAGAACCAGTTAATCCTAAGATAGCTCCTTTTGAGCATCTTTTTACTTGTTCTATTTGATTTTCACTTAAAGAGTGAATTTCATCACAAATAATTAAATCATAGTGCTCATCAGGTTCTTTATCTAAAGAAATTTGATTAATCAATTTAGGCATTTTACTTTTTGCTACCTTCCATTTTTCAAGCTCATTAACCCACCCTCCTCCTTTTCCATCATCAATAATAGCATTGTATGGAACTGTAATTAAAATTTTGATATTAGATGAAACTTTTCTTAAACTGTCAATAACAATCTTACTCTTACCTACTCTTGGTGCTACATCAATAATACCATAAAACCTATTAGATATAATAGATTCTGTAGCTTCTTTTTGTACACGATCTCTAATTTTAGTCATAATATAAATGCCATTTGCAAAACACAATAAAAAATACACCTAATTGTAAGCCATATTTTTTAATTTGCATTTTAGAAGTTTTGTTTTCTGTTTTAATTCTTTTACCAAAACCAATATGTCTTTTAAGCTGATGGTAATACCTCATATTTTAAAGTTATTATAAAATCACAATTATCATTGGGATAATTTTGATTTAAGTTTTTATACTCTTCACTATCTTTATCCAGCTTCATAGCTAATATAGAATTATTATGAGTAGTAAAATCTAAAATTTTATTTTTTTCTTCTTCTGTCATTCCAGAAGTTACTGCAATAATAGTACCTGGTAACATATTCTCAAAACAGATCATTTCTAATTTTTTAAAAGTTAAATAATTCTTTAATGAATCTGACTGTAATTTTGACCAAAATCTACAGAAAAACAAATAGGAACATTAAGTTTTAATTGGTTATTAGTTTTATCCATAGCTTGTGTTAAAATTGTTTTCACTTCTTCTTTTTTACTTTTATGTAATGGTGCTATAATTTCATCATGAAATTGACCACATAATTTAAGACCTTGCCCCCTAATGTGTTTAACCCAAGTATCAAATACATAAACTCCTGTACCCTGATTTAATGTACTAAATTTGTCCTTTTCAAATCTTAATGAATACCAAAAATGACTAACAGGATTATATAACCACATTTGAGTTTTTTTAACATCTTCATAATAAACTCTTGTGTTTGTTAATTTTCCATTAGAATCATAGATTTTTTTAATCATTTTTTTCTTCACTATAAAATCAATAGATCTTACAGTTAAAGCTTTTGAAACTAGTTTTACAGCTTTATTTCTTTGCCAATAAATACTATGTAATTTCTTAGCAAAAGAAAGACTAAATCCACCTGCCTCTGAAATTTTAAAAGCTCCAGCCCCATATACTCCAGCAAAATTTACTACTTTAGAAGTTTTCCTAACTAAACCTAATTCTTTAAGTTTATCAGCATCTTCTTTATTTAGTTTCTTATTTTCTTTTTCCAGTTGAGATTTAAGTTTATTTAATCTTTTATAAGTATCAGATTGTTTTTTTGTTAACATTTCTGCTAATACAGCTATATCTAAATGAGGATCAAATCCTGGTACTCTCATTTCATTAACATAATCTGGATCATAATAATACATATAATGCTGCTTTGTACTATCTTCTAAAGAAGATACATCACTTCCACATAATATATAATCATCATTAGGAGCTATCAAACTACCTCTAATTTCTTCTCCATAAGGTTTATCTACACCAGGTAAATTTACAATATCAGTATGTTGAAATCTTAAAGTATTAGTTAAACCCTGCATTTTAGCTTTTACAAAATTATTATTATCTGCTACATATAAAAAAGTATTAAGTACTCCTATTCTATGTTTAATAACATACAAACCTTCTAATTCCTCCAAATGAGGAGCTGAATTATACAGTTTTTTAATACTAGGACAAATACCTCCTCCAAAAGGTAAATTTATTTGAGGAACTTTTTCACCTGTATTTTTACTAATTTTAAAAGCTTCTGGTTTCCAACCTAATAAAAATAACCACTCTTTTAATTGAATAGGTGAACCAGGATTACCTAATTCTTGATTAACAGGTACTTTAAGTGGTCCTTCAGTATCTCTGGGATATCCCATTTCTTCTAAAGTCTCATACCATGTTATAGCTGCTTTAGATAAATCTCCATTCCTCTTAACTAATTTTGAAGGTTTCTTCATTACCTTATACTCAATGTTAGGAGGCATTTTTCTTGATAAAATTTTAAATCTTTTATCTTTTTCTTTTTCCAATTTAACAAGAGTATTTTTACATAGATAAATATCTAGTTTCCATTTTACTTCTTCTTGCTCTCTTGCACAATCTAATTTAAAAGAAAGATAATTCATTAATCTTATTAACTGATCATCATTTTGATATAAAGTACGAAGATAATTAAGTTGTTGTCTAAATAATTCTAAATTAATTTCAACATCTTTTTCACATCTATGTATATAATCACTTTTTTTCAAATTTCTCCAATCTGAAATTTCTGGCTTTTTTATACCCAACTCTTTTCCCCAAAACTCTAAACCATGTTTTTTTCTTTCAGGAAATAGATACCAAGAATAAGCTAAAGTATCCCATAAAATAGAATCTTTTAAACTTATCCCTAATATTTTTTCAAGAGTAGGTATATCATATCTTATAATATTGTGTCCAACTAAAGGTAACTTATTATTAAGAAAAAATTCTCTCATTGATTTATAATCAACTAAAGAAAATTTATTTATTACCTTATCATTGGACACAATAATTATAGATACACAATGTATGAGAGTAGCTTCTAATCCATCTGCTTCCAGATCAAATAATACATACTCCATTTATATAATTTTATTATTCAAATAAAGATTCTCCCATTTCAGATGAAAGAATAATAAATTGACCACAACATTTCAATACACTTGGCTGGTCAAAATCTTCTATATCTTTCTGAGCTTGTAATAAAGCTTGATTAATATTTAGTTCAGAATCTTGAGTTATAAATGTTGTCATGATAATTAGGTTTTTAAAGTAATGAAAATAATTGTTAAATGTAGTACCTGATCTAAAGCTGTCCAGTTAATTAATTCTATGTGTTTAACCTCTTTATATGGAGGTAAAAACCAATCAATTAAAGTATGTGAAACCAAATTGATTACAATAAAGATAAGAATTTGTGTAAGACTATACTCTATAGTGTACATAAAAAAACCTATTATTACTACAAAAGGAATAATATTCATCCCAATATGAAAAAATAGTGCATTCAAATCTTTCTTTTTAGTTAAAGCTATATTTCTAGGTTGTAATACCCAATCAAAAAAGAAATGAAATATTACAGCAGATATAACTAATATTAAATTAATTTCCATAATATTACCTTCCTTTTGAATTTGGATATAGATCCTTAATAAAATCACTTTGCCAAAATTCTTTTGTATCTATATCCATAATTGTTAATTTACCATTCCAACCACCTCCAGTATCTAGATTCCAAACATTACATCTATTCATAGGAACTATAATACTACCTGATTTAGGTTGTTCTTCAAATTTATACTCAGGTAAATGAGGTTTAACTTTAAACATCACTGTAGAAGTATGTCCAATAAAAATTTCTTTATGTTTCATAAATCTATTAGGATTAGGTCTATAGTAAAAATCATAATCTTCATCTTTTAATTGATCTGAAATATAATTTGTATGATTAGCTACAGCTAGTTCCCACATATCTCTATCCCAATAATAACTACTTTGGTGTGTATCATGACCTAAACCTTTTTTAGATACAAAACCTCCATGAACAAATCCTCTATTTTGATCATCCACATAATAATTGTGTAAATGTCTAAAAAAATCATAATGTTCTTCAGGAATGATTTTATCCTTATAAGAGTCTAAAGTAGCTTGACCTCCTTGATTAATCCAAATAGGTAGTATTTGATTATATCTTAAATAATTATCAAACCATTTATCATGATTACCCATCAGAAATATACAATCATACCTCTTTTTAATTTCTATTAATTCTTCTACAACTTCATATGTTTCAGGCCATCCATCTACATAATCTCCTAGAAAAATTAATTTATCTTCAGGTGTTACTTCAGCTCTTTCTAAAACTTGTAATAAAGATTTATAACCACCATGTATATCACCACAAACTAATATTCTCCCCATAATATTGTAATATTTTTTGTTAAAAATTGAATAAAATTTGCAAAATCTGTTATTATAATTCCTAAAACTCCTGAACATACAATAATAATAGCTGCTATTTCTTGCCCAGTTGGTAAATAAAAATATGAAACAGGTTCTTTTTTGCTAAAAATCCTATTATAATACCAATTATAATGAAAATTATAAAAATATATAACTCATAATTTTTAAAGTTTAGTTAAACATTCATCAATAAACTTAGTTCTATCATCATTAGTAGTAAACCATATAGTTGTACAATTAAGTATTCTATCAGTGTTTATATATTTTGATATATAATCAGAATTCAAATTATTTTTCACTTCTTTTAAATTTTTAAAACAAGGATATAAATTATTATAAGAAAAATAACACAAAAAAGGATCATAATTTGTCCCATGAATCCTATTAAATTCTTGTTGCCTATTAATATATTTTAAAATTTGATGATAATACCAAATTCTTAAATACTTTGATTGATTAAATAACCATGTTATCATACTTTTTCTTTTTTAACCATTGTTCAACAGCTTCTTTAGAACCATAGCATCCAATAGGTAAGTTATTATAAATATAGACACATATCTCATGTATTCTTATTTTATTTACATGATCAGCTCTTGACATTGCACCAAATAAATCATTCTCTAAAACTGATTGTAAAAATCCTCCAGTAGGTATGCCATGATTGACATACCTATCCAAAGATCCTAGTATTTCTTCCATAATTTTATTTTTTAATAATCTTTTATGCCACTCCATATAATCTTTTAAATTCTTAAATGATGAAATAGGTGTGTGTTTAACTATATCAACATCATCTTCCGTACAAAACAACTTTACTTTTTAATTTCATATTTATAAATAGTTTCATCAAATGGATAATATACATAACTTTTACCTTGTACAATTGAGTAATACAATTTATCTTGTTTAAATTTAAAACTAGATATATAACAAAGTGTATTGCTTTCTCAAGGTTTATTGCTAGAAATTAAATCCCCAACAGTAAATATTCCACCATCAGATAATCTCTTAACAGAATGAATATCAAACCTATCTACAATTTTTTCAAAAAATTCAGGATAGTTTGAAGGATAATCAAAAAAACTAAAATCTGTTTTTTTACATCTCCATCCATTTCCAGTTTGAGTTAATTCAGTTCCTGATTTAGGAGAACCTGGATATTCTTTAATTAATCTATATTTCATAATATTGAAAGGTTTAATGGTGTATAAAAAAAGTTAAGCTGATGCTAAAAAGCATCAACTCAACCTATAAATTCCTAATCTTTAATTTCTTTCTTCTTTATCTACTACTAAGCATCAACATCTTGATTTGCTGCTGCCATAGTTGTGATAGAAGATCTTTCTGAATTTGTTCTTTGATTATCAGCCACCAAGAAAGTGTGGTTCACTGATTCACCTTCTACTAATTCAGTATGTCTGTAGATGGGTTTACCATCATACTCCAATACTTCACCACTAGTAGGATTTAATTTTGGCTCTTGAGATATAGCCAATGGATTCTTAGTAATATTTTCTGTAACTTTAATAGAAACAGGAGTACTAAAAATATCATTAGCATATTTAATGGGAGAACCTTGTTCAAAGTATTCCCCAGAAGATAAGCCAAGTTTATCAGCTACTTCTTTTTTAAATGAAAAAATTGTTGTTACTAAGTTATAACCAGGGTCTTCAATTGTAGATCCACCTTGAGCAAAACCAATCAATGCATTGGGCGTACCTTGTGTAGGTATTTTGACTCTTTGGATAAATTGAGCTGACACTTGATTTTTAGATGAGTTTTGATTAACCCATATTTTTCTTAGTACAACTTTGTTTGTCTTTAATGCTTCTTTAAATTCTTTTGAATACTGTTCTGACATAATTTTAAATTTTAAATGTATAGAAAATAAAAATAAAGAAATTAAAGATTAGGAAAATAAAATAAAAGCTGTAAGAGTTTTTACACCCTTACAACCAACCACCTTAAACTACACCTAATTTACGGTTATTCTTATTTAAGAAATCAGAATAATGAATTGTATCATCTTCCAATTTATGTTCAGGAGCTTGTTCACTCATATTAAAAGCTTGTTTTCTCATTTGTTTAAGCATAGCTTTCATTTCTCCAGTTTGAGCTAATTTATTAGCTAATCTTTGTTTAAGAATTTTACTATAAGTAGAAAACCCTTGTGCAATTTTCATTGATCTCATATCTTTACCAGAAGGAACAGGTCTAATACTCTGCTCTTTAGTTAATGGATCTGTATGTACATAAGTCTTATTTAAGTAAGGTTTTTCTTTTGTAATAGGATTAATTAATTCCCCATTACTATACTTTTTAACATAAGGCTTATTTACCCCATGTTTATATAAGTATGGATTTTTTCTACCCTCATTTTGTTGATGGGCAGTATGGAAAACTTCCTCTAAAGAAGAGAAATTAGATTTTTTAACTAATTCACTATCATCTTTTTTTAAAAAAGACTTGAAAAATGAATAAAGAAAAATCCAGATGGTCTTGATAATTTTCATAATGATTTAAAATTTTGATAAATGGTTAAAAAATAAAAAGTGGAGGTGCAGGGCAAGTTTTACTCCATTTCTTTGCATGTACACCCTTTTATTATTGCATTTGTATTATGAAAACAATCACTAAAAAATGTAAGCAATGTTTAAATAATTTTGAATGTAATCTTAAAGAGCACACACGTGGTAATGGACTTTTTTGCTCTCTTTCTTGTGTCTCCACTTTTGGGAACACTCAAAAAGAGAAACATGAACTTTCTTGTAAACATTGTGGGTCTAAATTTTTAACAGTTAGTAGAGCTACAGCTAAATACTGCAGCCTTTCTTGTAAACAAAAGAACTACAGATTAAAGGCAAATAATAATACTATTAATCAAAAAGCTCTTCTAGATAAAATTAGAAGCACACCATGTTCAATATGTGGTTGGGAAGAATCTGTAAGAGATGCCCATCATATAGTTCCTGTATCACAAGGAGGTCAAAATGATGAATTAAACTTAATTTCTTTGTGCCCCAATCACCACAGAATGGTTCATAAAAGCTTGATTTCTCAAGATAGCCTTTTTAAGGCTATTAAAACTCGGACTATATCATCATCCTAAATTAATAGGAGTAGCACGCTTTTTCAATAGGTTACTAACCCTATCTAATTCCTGTTATTAAGCACACTATAGTGCTCAGGTAGTCTCTGAACCTTCCTAAAATGTATCTTAGGCTTGGCTGCTGATTGGCATAGGTACGTCTTTCAACCCTTAGCTTTCCAGCAATTCATGCTATTTATTCACTTATAATTACTTATAAGGCGATCCATAATTAAATCGAACCCTGGTCCAGCATAAGTCTAAATAAACAAATTATTTACAGTTTAGGATAGAAATTTATCTTACTATTTCTCCAAAAGAATAGGGCTAACCAGAATTTTAACTGATTAACACCCACCACTTACTTTAATCTAAATAAGAAATCTATGTTGCTATTGCAACAGGTTCAGGAAACATAGGTATAACCTTTGCTCCTTCCTCATTTTCAGTTTCTGTTTCTACCACTGAATTGGCAATCTGAGTCAACACATCTTCTGCATTATCCTCAGAAATAACAATATTAGAATCGCTATTTAAAAATTCTCTATTAATTTTTAGAGTGTAAAATAGAGAAGTTCACTCACTGTTTGTTTACTCTTTCTTACCTGTCAATTCCTAACACCCCCAAAATATTAAAAAATACAATACATAGTATGTAAATAATACAATAGAATGTATAAATCCTGGGATAAGATAGTCAAATAAAAATTCCACTTCAGGTGAAAAATCAAATTGAAGACCAACTTGTATTTTAAGATTTAATAAATTGAGATCTATTATATAAAAAATAATAACTGATGTAATTGAAAGTAAAAAAGCATGTAAAAAGACCATATTAATCAGTTTTTAAAGGAGCTTTTTTTTGAAGTAGCTCTGAAATTTGATTTAATTCATGTTCCAATTCTAGTGTCCTCATAGATTCTACACTAAATACAAAAGCTAATTGTTTCTGATTAAAAAATTGAAAAGCTAAATCAACTAATTCACTAGTTTTTACTACTCCACTTACTTTATTCTTTTCAATAAGCTCATTTCTTTTTTTAAGAAAAGCTTTCATATTTTCTTGAAACTTTTTCTTGTCAATTTTACAAGCTTTAAAACCATCATCAATAGAATGATCAAATTCTTGTTCTGTTTTAGACATAATGTTTTTTTTTTGTTTTGTTTAAAAATAAATTATCAGATAAAATTGTAATTGTGTTGACACCAATATTTATAGAGCTGGTAGATTTAAGTTCTCTTTTTGTGGAAGAGTTAAGACTCTAACTTAACAGGCAAGTTATCTCATCGCGTTTGATAACTACAGAGCTTTTTCTGTTTAGCACCACCTAATAAAGTTTTGCACACTTTATAATAATACTAATTTTCTCCCATATAATAAAAAACTATACTCATTTTTTAACTCTAATTTGTGTACTTGTTGTTCTAAAGTCATAGTATTCAATTTAAAAATAACCATAGCTGTTCTCCTGTAGCATTAATATATGTCAAAATATATCACTATTATAAATGGCTAAGAGATAACAGGGTAACTGTGCTAAATTAACTACAATTCACACCATTATGATATTATATGCATTTGCTCTAAAGCTTCTGTAGTTAGTAGACTACATACTCAATAACTAATTACTTATTATCTCTTGCTATAAACTCCCATAACTATTATTCTGATTCATTACAATACATTCAGTAGTTATCCTATACATTACTGTAAGGTTTCAATATTAAGGCTCAGTGGTTTGAGTTCCTATCCTATAGTTGAATCAAATTATACTCTGTTTCATCATTATTGTTTTCTAAATAAGTATAAATTTCTCCTTCAGATTCTGAACTATTGTTAGCTTCTATTTGACAAACTTCTACAATATTCATAGCTTGTGTATCAATATCATAAACTGTTATTGTTTTCCAACCTGTAGTTTCCTCTGTACCCTCTTCTAAATCAATTTGTTGTAGTTGTTTTTCAA